GGCGCCGGATGACGACGTGCGGGACTGGGTACGCCCGCAACTTGACGGGCTGCTTGGCGAGCCTGGAATCTACAACGGCAAGGACCCGTTTACGCCCTCCGGAAACCGGAAGGGCTTCTCTGCCCTGCATAATGCCTATACGCTTGAGAACATCGTTAAAGCCATGACCTCCCAGCAGTCCGAGCGCGGCGAGGCGGTCTGGGGCGTAAGCGCAAAATCCCTCCAGGCCACAGCGACGCCGAGCTACAAGAGTGTCAAGGAAATCAAGGCGGATAGCGGCAGGCTTGGGGCCGTAGAGGGTGAAGAATACGAGGCGCGCGTCAAAGTCGTGGACCAGAAAATCAGCGACATCATTTCCAAGGTGAAGGATGCCAACAAGGCTCATTCGGACAATCCGTATACGGAAAGCGATATTATCGGGAGCGTTCTGCTTGACGCGGCAAAGGGCCGCAAGACGGTGGACGCTATCATGTGGGCGTTCTCCGCAGAGGGATATGCCATCAGCTCGCAGACCGCGCAGGACATCCAATCTGTTTTCAAGGCGGCGGCGGAGCTGCCGACGGAATACTTCGAGGCAAAGCCAAGGCGTGCCGTCGGATTCGACGAGGTTCTGGCTGCCGTTGTACCGGACGACATGGACGCTGGGCGGCGGAACGATACGGAAAAAGCCGGTATGCGGGTACTGGAGTACAAGTCCGGAGACGACGCCGACAGGCTTGCAAAGGTCAATTCCGTGGAGGGGGCACGGTTCTCCCTTAAGACCGACAGCGAGGGCCGAAAGCTGACGGAGGAGCGGCAGGAATATTTTCAGGGCAGCAAGGTTGTTGACGACCAGGGCCGCCTCAAGGTAATGTATCACGCATCCGGAGCGGGAGACGTCAACATTTTCCAGTCTGGAAACTCTGCCGGACTTATTTACTTCGCTTTTTCTGAACGCTCTGCAAAAGCGGCAGCCAGAGGAAAACAGCAAATCTATGACTGCTATTTGAACGTGACGAAACCTGTCAACAGCTACGACACGCCGGTTCCGTGGTATGATGCCGAGGACAGCTTGCGCGTATCAAAATGGAAGCGTGACGGGTACGACGGCGTGTATGTGAAGGACGAGAGCGGGACCAGCGTTGCGGTGTTTTCACCTGGGCAAATTAAGCTCACGTCCAACAAAACTCCCACCAGCGACCCGGACATCCGCTACTCTCTTAAGAACGGCGAATACAATAAGACTGTTGTTCTGAATGAGAGTACCGTTGACACCTATCTGAAAGACTACGCGGCAAAGAGTTCTCCCAATTACGCCCAGGCGTATATTGCCTATATGGGTCCGGATGAATTTTTAGACCTGACTACCAGCAGCGGGAAAAAGTGGGTTATTGAACAGACCAGCAAGGAGCTGGATGCGGAAAAGCTGGGGGAAGCAAGTCGGTACCAACCCATTCAACTGCACATCAATCACGAAACCGGAGAAGTGGAAGGGCATGAAGGGCGGCACCGGGCTGTTGCAATGCGAAACGCGGGTATTGAGCGCATCCCCGTTCTGCTGTTCGACACTTCCAACAAATACGACAAGAGCGAGATTGGCGTCTTGACGCTTCAAGGCCAAGACTTCGGACGCTCTAAGTCCTATGCTTCGGTGGACGTGTTCGGACTGCTGCCCTTAAGCTACGCGAACAGAGATACCATCATCAAAAGATTTGCAACGCAACGGTACACCGAAAAGCTGCGTGAGCAAAACGGTGAGAGAGATACGCTTCGCTTGTCCCTCAAGGGCACCGGAAATATTCAGCGAGAAATGGCCGCACTATCCGAGGAAAACGACCTTTTGCGGGACCGCGTGGATTACTGGAAGGGCCAGACCAAAAGGACCCAGCGCGTTACCACGGACAAAAAAGCCGTCACGCAGGCGGCGCGCGACCTTATCCGCTCCTACGGTGCAGACCTTGAAACCTCCGAAATCTCCGGGGACCTGCAAAGCCTGTATGACTACATTTCCAGCGGCTACGACGGAAATGACGAGCTGACATATGCGGAGGCGCGCCGCCGCGCGGAGAAGATTGCCCGCACGCTGGTAGACAATGCTGTGGCTGTTGACGATGACCAATACCGTCAGTACAGAGACCTGCGCTCCTACCTGCGCAGCACAAAGCTGACGCTCTCCAAGGCCGACAGCAGCAACATTACGGACTACAACTACTTCCGCAAGCGTAATTTCGGACGCCTGAACCTGGGCGGCGGGTCCACCAATGTTGACCAGGTGTACCTTGAGCTTTCGGAGATGTGGCCCGAATTCTTCGACGAGCAGCGCGAAAGCCACCCTGCGGACCAGCTCCTACACATTGCCGAGGTCCTGGACGGCATCTACGACGTCACGGAATATAATCCGTTCTCCCGTTTCATGGACCAAGCCACTACCGGCGCGGCAAATGAAATCATGGAAAAATTCTTCGAACTTCCGCAGACGAGGGAGACCTTCGCTGACCGGCAAGCCCGGAAGCTGGACGAGGCCAAGGCCAAAGGCAGGCAGCAGGTTCAGCAGGTTCGAGAGCAAAAGGATGCCCGCATGGAGGAGCTTCGGAAGCAGAACCAGCAGCGCGTTCAGGACGCTATTCAAAAAGAGCGCGTCCGTCGGGAGGAGCAGATTGACAAGCTCAAGACGCGCTACCGCGAGAAGGATGCGGCGGGCCGCGAGCGCCGGAGCGCGCGGGAGCTGCGGGCTAAAATCGTTCGTCACGCAAAGGCTCTGTCCCAAAAGCTCCTGCGCCCCAGCGACAAGCAGCATATCCCGGAAAATCTGCGGCAGGCAACCGCCGCCGTACTGGACGCAATCAACATGGAGAGCGCCTTTACCGTGGACCCCGATACCGGAAAGCGCGTAAAGGACGGCTCTGGGACCCCAACCAAGAGAACCGAGGCGTTCCGCAAGCTGCGCTTGGCTTATGCCGACATCACCAAAGATGGCGGGGACTACACCCTTATTATTGACCCTGACCTGATGGACAATCTGAACGAGTTGGAGGCCATGCGGAATACGCCTCTGGCGGAGATGGGGACGCAGCAGCTCTCCACCGTCTGGGCGACGCTCAAGGCCGTGGAGGCAAGCATCCGCACAGCCAACACGATGCTGGGGGCCTCCCGCTTTGAAACCATCTCGCAGTTTGCAGACGGAATCAAGAATGACAACATCCTGCGGGCAGACCGTGGGAACTTCAAAGGCGTTCTGGGCAAGGTGGACAAGCTGGTAAACTTGGATATGCTGACCCCGCAGGCGTATTTCCACAGGATGGGAAACACCGGCGAGGAGCTTTTCAAGATGCTCCGAGTGGCCCAAGACCGCCATATCTCCATCATGCGCGACGCCCAGCAGGCCACCGAGAAAATCGTGGGAAAGGCCGACATCAACAAATTGGAGCGCGAGACGCACACCTTCGACATCGGCGGAGAAAAGCTGACCATGAGCACCGCGCAAATCATGTCTCTGTATGAGCTGATGAAGCGCGAGCAGGCGCAGGAGCATATCCTTGTCGGCGGCATTCGTCCGGACGCCATCAACACCCGGCGGAGCCTGCGGGAAAACCGGCGCTCCACTCCGGTCCGCATCGGTTTGGATGGCTTTGCCACCATCACCGGCGTTTTGACCGACGAGCAAATCAAAATTGCCGACGGCCTGCAAAAATATATGGGCGGCGCGCTGGCGGAGCTTGGCAACGAGGCCAGCATGGAGGTCTACGGCTACCGGAAATTCAACGAGCTGGACTACTTCCCTATCCAGGTTGACAAGAACCAGACCAAGAAGGACATCGCAAAGGAAGCCCAGGCCGCCACCATCGCCGGGAGGGGCTTCACAAAGAGCGTGGCCCCCAAGGCCAACAACGCCGTCATGGTAAACAGCATCTTCGATGTGTATGCGTCCCACGTCAACGACATGGCGACCTATGCCGCGTGGCTTCCTACCATGGAGAACGTGCGTCGCATTCGGGACTTCACCTTCCGGGACGGCGAGGGCAACCGCGTGGGCGATGTAAAAACCATCATTGAGCGTGTGTTCGGCAAAAACGGAAATGCCTACCTTAACAGGCTGGTGGACGACATCAACCAGGGCATCCGGCCAAACGGAACCGGAAACCTCACCGACGGCATCGTGGGCAACTACAAGGCCGCCGCCGTGGCAGCCAACATCCGCGTTATCCTCCAGCAGCCTACGGCCATTCTCCGCGCGCTCGACACCCTGGACCCGAAATACCTGCTGCAAGGCACGGTGAAGCGCGGTGACTGGGAAAAGGTAATGAAGTATGCTCCGATTGCGCGTTGGAAGGACTGGGGTTACTTTGACATCAACACAGGGCGGCAGATGAAGGACGTGCTGCTCAACTCCGACACCATGCTGGAGCGCGTCCGGCAGGCCGGAATGGCAATGGTAGGTAAGGCGGACAGCTTCGCGTGGGCGCGTCTCTGGAACGCCGTAGAGGCGGAAACAAAGGACACCAGACCGGGCCTCAAGCAGGGAACCGATGAATTCTACAAAGCTGTTTCTGTTCGGTTCTCTGAAATCATCGACCGGACGCAGGTAGTGGACGGGCTGCTCCAGAGGTCTCAAATCATGCGCTCTCCGGACGCTCTCACCAAAATGTCCACGTCCTTCATGGCGGAGCCGACCAAGACCTACAATATGTTTGCAAACGCCGTCTATGATGTGAGGCACGCAAGCGACAAAGAGGCTCGCAGCCGGGCAAAAAAGGCCCTTGCAAGGACCACGGCGGCGCTTGTCACGTCCTTTACGGTTAATGCCTTGGCGCAGGCCATCGTCGATGCTATGCGGGATGATGACAAGGAAAAGGACTACTGGGAAAAGCTGCTCCAGGCGTATACCGGATTCTCCGGAGACGAGAAAACCTTCCTGGACTACTGGAACAGCTTTTGGGACGGGAATCTGGAGGCCAACTTCAATCCGCTCTCCTATCTGCCGTATTTCAAGGACCTGCTCTCCATCGCGCAGGGATACGACGTGACCCGCATGGATATGGAAGCCGTTGAAAAGGTGTGGACCGCAGCTACAAACATGAAAAAAGCGCTGACCGGCGAGGGGAAGTACACCTTGGCCGGGGCCTCTGCAAATCTGATGGCGGAAGCTGCGCGTATGCTGGGCCTGCCCGTTGCGAACCTCAAGCGGGATGTCCAGGCCGCTGCCACCACGGCGGCCATTGAGACCGACAACTACCTCATGCAATACCGAATCGACAGCGCGCTGCTGAACATGGGATACTCCGGAAACAGCGGCAATTTCATGGACATTCTCTACAACGCCAGCATCAACGACCCGGAGGCATACGAAATCATCTATGCCGACATGGTAAAGAACGGCGTCGAGGAGGATAAAATCCGCACAGCCATGGAAAGCCGGATGAAGCGGGACCAGGGCGTTGAAAGCGTCAAGGACTTGGAGGCGCGGTATCTCACGCCGTCACAGGAAAAATCCTACTCCAGCCTGCGCGGGGAAATCTCCGGGACAACGGTATGGGCCGCCGCCAGCGAGGAACAGCGGGAAGCTCTGGAGGGAGACCTTTACGACCTGACCGTTGGAAACACCGCCGGGGAAAAGCTCCAGGAGAAAATCGACAGCGGCTCCGCCTACGGAATCAGTGAGACAGACTACCTCCTCTATCGGCTTGCCCAGGATGTCGTCAGTGAGGACGGGAACAACAACACCAGCCAGGAGGAAGCGGAGGCCGCCATTGAAATGCTCTCCGGCCTGTCTGATGAGGCAAGGGCTTACCTCTGGCAGTCCACGAACAAGGGATGGAAAGAGAGTGGAAACCCATTCAAATAAGCGGAAGGGCCGGGCAATTCGCCCGGCCCTTAACTATTCTTTCAAAAACGCCCCAAGCCCCCAAAGTAGCAGAACCGCTCCGAGGTATATGTAACCTGCGAATTCCGGGATACTTGAGCGATGAAATATACTCGCGTAGACCATAAAAGGTGCGCCCCAGAATGTTAGATACTGCCCGGCTATTAAGCAATAATGCTTTGCGGAGAGGTACACCGGCATAAGAAATAAATGCCAAACGGACGGGATGCACACCATGGCGGCTACTCCCAGAATTGCCATAGGCGAGAAGCCTTTCCCTGCAACAAAAATCACAGCGGCAACGCAAAGCACAACGGAGACGGCAAAGGCGATAAAACGGGCCTTTTTTTCGCGGATTGTTTTCATTTCAGTTCCCCCAATTTTTTCTTTTCTCCTGGCGCAATCCGACCAACGCTTTGCTATGCTCGGAAGGAAAGGCGGGTGATAAAGCTATGGAGTGGAATATCATTATCGGAATTATTTGTACCGTTCTGGGCGCTATTGTCGGCGTTGCCAGTTTCTCTAGGAACAAAAGCAAGGACGAGACCGAGGAGGGCAAGCAGAACGGGACTATGCTCACGGAGCTTGGCTACATAAAGGCCAACACCGAAGAAATCAAAGCAGAGCAGAAGGAGCAGCGCAAAACCAATACAGAGTTTGTTGCCCGTCTTACTGCCGTAGAGGCATCTGCAAAGCAAGCACACCACCGCATCGACAGATTGGAGGGCTGGGAAGGATGAAATCACTGACCAGAATCCTGTTTGTGACGACGCAGATAGCTGCCCTTGGCTGGGTTTCTATCTCGTATCTCATTGCCCTCTACGCTACCGTGCGTCTTGGACAACCTTATCCAGTGGTGGACCTGTCGGAGCAGGCTATCATCACCATTCTTGGCGTCAATGTTCTCAAGGTCCTGGAGAACATTTTCGAGCATAACGACAGCAAGGTATTCGGGACCAGCGATAAACCGGAGAAGAAACAAAAACGAGACTGTTAGGAGGAAATAATTATGGAAACCTACATCGGAACGAAAATTATTAAGGCGGAACCCATGACAAGAGGCGCGTACAATGAGTATAGGGGCTGGACAATCCCGGAAAACGAAAATCCAAACGATGACGGATTTCTCGTTGAGTATTCCGATTCTTATGTCAGCTGGTCCCCCGAACACGCTTTCAATGAAGCGTACCGGCCTATGTCCGGATTGACTTTCGGACTTGCAATCGAAGCAGCTAAAAAGGGATGTAAGATTGCACGTAAAGGCTGGAACGGAAAGGGCCTCTATGTCATCTACCGCACCGGATACCCGGATGGAATTCCTTGCAACAAGAATACGGCGGATGCCGTAGGCATTCCGGAAGGGACGCTGTTTAAGGTCCGCCCGTATCTCCAGATGAAGTGCGTGGACGGAAGTTTCCAGATGTGGCTTGCGTCCCAGAGCGACATCCTGGAGAGTGATTGGGAGGTAGTAGAATGAACATCACACCCATTGTCAATGCCGTAATTGCCCTTCTGGCTGCGCTCATTACCGTGTTTTTAGTCCCGTGGATTAAGAGCAAGGTTGGCGCGCAGAACATGGACCAGCTTCTCGCGTGGGTAGACATCGGCGTGGCGGCAGCTGAACAACTTTACAATAGCACAGACGCGCAGGAAAAGAAACAGTACGTTCTTGATTTCCTTAAGGCCAAAGGCTACACGGTAAACACGGAAGAAATTGAAAACGCCGTGGAGGCCGCAGTCCTGCACCTGCATACCAGCCTTTACGGGGCGGAGCGTACTTCTGGAAACAGTCAGGAGGCTACCACAAATGACGGAACAGCAAATTAGGCAGCTCGTCGTTGACACGGCGCGCGGATGGCTCGGCTGCAAGGAAAGCGACGGAAGCCACCGCCAAATCATCGACCTTTACAATTCACATAAGCCTCTGGCGCGTGGGTACGCGGTCAAATACAGTGACGCCTGGTGCGCGACCTTCGTTTCTGCCGTCGCCATTAAAGCGGGTCTAACGGACATCATGCCGACGGAGTGCGGATGCGAACCCATGATAAGCCTCTATAAAAACCACTCCGTCAGCAGGTGGGAGGAAAACGAGGCCGTCACCCCCGAAGTCGGAGACGTTATCTTCTACGACTGGGAGGACAGCGGCTCCGGCAACGACACCGGAGCGGCGGACCACGTTGGTATCGTGGCTGCCGTCAGCGGGTCCACAATTACCGTCATTGAGGGCAACTACTCGAATTCCGTAAAGGAACGCAAGCTCTCCGTGAATGGGAAGTATATTCGCGGATATGGCAAGCCTGCCTATTCGACAAAAGCAACCGGAAAGGATGATTTTGATATGGACATCAACGAAGCGCGCGCAAAGCTGACCTCCTGCGCCGACACGGGAGACAGCGCGTCCGACTGGGCCAAAGATGCTACCGACTACTGCAAGCGGAAGGGCATCTTTGCCGGAGACGGAAACGGGAATTTCGGATGGCAGCAGCCCATCACCCGCGAGGCCGTCGCGCAGATTATCTACAACGCTTTCGAGGCTGCCGGGATGCTGAACAAGCTGCCCGACGCCTAAGAGCGCCAAAAGCGGAGGACGGGTCTTTTCCCGCCCTCCGCTTCTTTATGCCCGCTGTGGGACTTGCAAGGCCGCGCTGCGGCTATTTGATATAGCCGTACTCCTTGAGCGCCGTCCACTCGGAAAATGAAAGTGATCCAGAGCCGCTCTCGCCGTTCAGAACCTCTTTGAAGCATTCCTCACAGGGATGCTTTCCGTCTTTAAGCGCGTCCTCCAAGCTGTCATATGTGACGATGTTTTCACTTAAAATCCAATCTGCGTATTTGCAGTCCGGCCTATGCACGGTATCCTCCTTGGAGGACGCTACATATTTAGCGCTTGCAATCGCCTGCGCAATGGCGGTCTGCTCCCGCTCTGCCTCCATCGTTCCCGTGTATGCCATGGCCCCCACGGTCATCACGCAAGCGGCGGCCAAACACCCGGCAACAAAGATTTGTTTTTTCGGAAGGGCCAGTATGACCAACACCGCCCCGATGATTCCAGCCGGGAGATAGTACACCAGGCGCAACAGGTCCCTCCAGAACGCTTGACCTCCCATGAAGTACGGCTCCTGCCACGGGCAGCCCCCAAACCTCGCACCTACAATGATTGAAATTGCCTGAAACGCCAAAAGCACGCCCCCAATTATCACCAAAAGCCAGCGCGCGCGTCTGGACGGCACCGCAGCGCCACCCGCCGGGTCCCTCTGCCTTAAAATATCACCCGTGCCTTTTAGACAATACTGCTCGTCGCTCACGGATAGTCCCTCCATTCATCGTAATGCTTTAATAATTTCTGTGCGCTTTTGCTATACTTTGCAATTCTTTATTACAAAAATATCCGTTTTTTATGTTACTGTCAAGGCAAAACGGAGGAATTGCCTTGAAAATTTATGATTACGGCGGAATGAAGAATATATCTGGAGACCGAATACACCAAGCCAGAACCGCGCAGCGGATGTCGCAGGCGGACCTTGCGGCCAGGATGCAGGTCAACGGCGTGGTAATTGAGCGAGAAGCGATTAGTAAGATTGAAACAGGAAGCAGATTCGTGACGGACTATGAGCTTATGGTGTTCGCCCGCGTCCTTCAAGTCTCGATGGAATGGCTGACCGAAAATGAATAAAAAATACTGAAATCCCCCTACGGTAAGTAGGGGGATTTTTATGCTCCTTTGGCCTATTGACAACTATGCAAATTTTGTGCTAAAGATATACAAAAGCAAAGCAAAACAAAGCAAATTAAAGGTGGAATACGGTTATGGGGAAGCATTGGAAACATCTCACGGAAACGGACAGATACCGCATCGAAAAGTACCTCAACGAGGGAATGAAAGTTACTGAAATCGCAGATAAGCTGCGCGTCCACCGCAGCACCATTTACAACGAGCTGAAACGTGGAAAGTGCATTCAGCAAACCTATGAATACACCTTCGAGGAGCGCTACTGCCCGGATGTGGCGCAACGCCTCTACCGCGAAAACCTGCGGGCAAAAGGGACTGTTGAAAAAATCGGAACCGACCACGAGCTGGCGAATTACCTTGAGGACCTTATGCTCAATCACGGGTACTCGCCCGGAGCTGCCGTCGCGCGCGCAAAGAACGACGATGACCGTAGCTTCTCATGCACGCTCTGCAAGGGCACAATCTACAACTACATCCGTAAGGGCCTGTTTCGCAACCTGACGAGCCGGGACCTTCCTTGCAAGGGAGAACATAAGCAAAAGTATCACCACGTCGGGATTGCCCGCGCCCCACGCGGGGAGAGTATAGAAAACAGGCCGGAGGAAATTAATGGACGAGAAGAGCCGTTTCACTGGGAGATGGATACAGTTGTCGGCAGGCGCGGCACAAAGAAGTCTCTGCTGGTCCTGACGGAACGCGTTACCAGATACGAGCTTATTTTTCTCCTGAAACAGCACACAGCAGAGAACGTAGTCCGCGCGATTGACAGCCTGGAGCGCCGGTTCGGCTCTCGAAAATTTAGAGAAATCTTCCGCAGCATAACAATCGACAACGGAAGCGAATTCGCAGACTGCAACGGAATAGAAAGGTCCTGCCTAACTGGAGGGAAGCGGACCACCTGCTACTATTGCCATCCGTATTCTTCGTGGGAGCGCGGGAGCAACGAGAACCAGAATCGCATGATACGACGTCACTTTCCGAAAGGGACGAGCTTTGACAAGGTTACGAACAGCGCTGTGAAAAAGGTCCAGGAATGGCTCAACAGCTATCCGCGAGAGATACTTGGATGGGGAAGCTCCGGCAACCTGTTTGGTGCTCTCATGGAAGCCGTCTAAAAAATTTTATACTTTTGTTCAATTTACTCTTGACTTTTGCCATCGCAAAGTTTATCTTTAATCTCGACAAGAGTTTTTGAACTTTTGTCGGGATTATTTTTTTGCAAGGAGGTGGGCGGATTGGCGAAAAAGTACAAATACCTCACGCTTGAGGACCGGCGGAAACTGGCGCGGCTGTATCGCAGAGGAGATACCGTGGCCTCTATTGCCGAGGAACTGGGAGTAAGCCCCGGCACGGTCTACAAGGACCTGCACCGTGGCGATACGGGCGAGACCGACAAAAACTGGCGCAATGAGTACGACCCGGTTTTGGCGGACAAGGTTTTCCGGCGGACCATGAGCGAGCGGGGGCGCAAAAACGCCAGCAGCGGAGTTGTCTATCCCCGCGCCGTAAGGAGGGATTGCTGATGGACGAGCCTGTTTCTTCAATCACGCTGTATACGCCGGAGCAAGTGGCGAACATCCTGCAAGTCAGCATTCAAACCGTTTGGAAATGGGACAGGCAAGGCCGCATCCACTCCATCAATCTTGCCGGAAACCGCATGAAACGCTACCGGAACAAGGACATTGAGGATTTCTTAGACCAAATACAAAAAGGAGGACAATCACATGAAAAAGACCATTGAGCTGTGCAAGGTTCGCCCCGGAGAGACCTTTACCCTGGACGGAGTGGAGTTCGTGAAGCTGGACGAGGACATGGGGCAGGCTTTCGTTCTGACCCGCGACGTGGCTCTGAAAAACGTCCCCTTCGAGGACGACGACGCGGACCGCGAGGACCACAACAATTTCTGCGGGAGCTGGATTGAACAGGCGATGGCAACCTGGTTCGGCGACGAACACGCGCCCATCTTCGACGCGGCGGTGGAGCGCGACATCGACCTCACCACTATGGACGGCATGACCGACTACGGACACCCTGGCGTTTCGTTCCGCCTGCTCACCATCGACGAGTACCGCAAGTACCGCAAGCTTATTCCGTTGGCTTCCGAACCGTGGTGGATTGCTACCGGATGGACCACCAAAAGCTCCCCGTTCTCGAATGCCGACCGCGCGTACTGCGTCTTCACCGACGGCACGCTGAACGACTACAACGTGTACTACGCGTACTTCGAGGCCCGCCCCGCTTTATATCTCAAATCCTCAATCCTTGTATCTTTCGATGACGGCAAGGCAGAGGAGGAGAAGCACCTGGGCGATTACACAGAGCTGGAGCTTCTGGCCGAGTTGCAGCGGAGGATTCAGAAGTGACACGGATGGAGAGGCGGCGGCTCCGCCGGAGAATTGCACTCCGCCGCGCCTGCCTGGGATGCGCGCTTACTGTGCTTGCGGTTTCCGCTGTGTGCGCCGTCGTTATCCGCGCCGGAGCCGATTCTGACGCTACGGGACCTACATACGCCACAGATGCGGTAATGCACAGCACGGCATACGCTGCCCCGGTGAAACTGACCTGCGAGACAACGCCGGAGGCGGAATGCCTTGCAAGGATGCTATACGGCGAGGCGCGCGGGTGCTCTAAGACGGAACAGGCAGCAGTCGTATGGTGTGCCCTCAACCGCGTGGACAGCGCGGACCCGTTCTACCCGGACGACATCATCGGAGTGGTCACACAGGCCAGCCAATTCCACGGCTACAATCCGGACAACCCCGTTGAGCCGGAGCTTCTTTCCCTGGTGGAGGACGTTCTGGCCCGCTGGGACACAGAGGATGACGGTATGGACGTCGGGCGGGTTCTTCCGAAAGAGTACCTTTTCTTTTCCGGGGACGGCTATCACAACTATTTCCGGACTGAATGGGACGGCGGGAGCACCTGGGACTGGTCCCTTACAAGCCCGTATGAGGGCTGAAACGTGAAAATTGGACTCATTGATGTGGACGGCCACAATTTCCCAAACCTCGCGCTGATGAAACTTTCCGCATGGCATAAAGCCAGGGGCGACACGGTGGAGTGGTGGTGGGGGTTTTGCGAGTACGACCGGGTGTATATGAGCAAGGTTTTTGATGACACCTGTTCCCCGGACATTCCAGAGCCGTTCAACGCAAAGGAGGTCATCAAGGGAGGCACGGGATACGGCCTGGACAATAAGCTCCCGGACAATATCGAGCATATCTATCCGGACTACTCCCTGTACCCGAACCTGACCCGCGACATCGCCTATGGGTTTTTGACGAGAGGGTGTCCGCGTGGCTGCCACTTCTGTATCGTAGCGAAAAAAGAGGGGCAGCGCTCCTCAAAGGTGGCTGACCTGGCCGAGTGGTGGAGTGGGCAAAAGAACATTGTCCTGTTAGACCCGAACCTGCTTGCCTGCCGCGAACACCTGGAGCTACTGGGGCAGTTAGAGCGCAGCGGAGCGTGGGTGAACTTTAGCCAGGGCCTCGATTGCAGGTTATTAAGCACGGATAACATCGCCGCAATCAACCGAGTACGGCTGAAAGAAATTCATTTCGCCTGGGACTACATGAAAGAGAGCCGGGCTGTACTGCGCGGCCTGCGGCTTTATTCAGAGTTAGCGGCACGTCGTCCGCACGGGCAATTTGCGACGGTCTACACTCTGGTCAACTATGACACCACGATGGAGGAGAACCTGTGCCGCATATACACCTTGCGAGACATGGGATATAGCCCGTATGTGATGATTTACAACAAGGCCACCGCCCCGCAGGAAATCCGCTATCTGCAAAGGTGGTGCAACAACCGCCTGGTTTTCCGGGCGCAACCGGATTTTTCAAAATACGACCCGCGCATAGGGTAAGGAGGGTAAGGACAGTGGGAAATAGATTACAGGAAAAGCGGCTGGCGCTGGAACTGACACAGCCGCAGGTTTCGGCAAGGCTCAAAGAGGTTGAGCCGAGGGCCGACGTGGGCATGGTCTCCCGCTATGAAAAGGGCGTGTGCCTGCCGACCGGCCCGCAGCTCTCCGTTCTGGAGGAGCTTTACGGCGCTGCCAGAACGGAGTTGTACGACGCGGAGGACCTGGACCTGCTGGGTGCCCTCCGCAGCGCGGAATCCATGCCGGACGTGGAAAGCGAGGGCCGGGAGACGGCCCCGCCTCCCAGCCACGCTGGGCGCTTCCGTAAATGCTACCGCATCAGCCGCGAGTTTGCGGAGAGCCTACCGGATGACCTGCTCCAGGTGTGCGGGTACTCGTCTTGGCAGAGCTGGCACGACGCAGCACTCAAGCGGCTTGTGGGAGAATACGCGGCCAGATGCAAGGCTGCAAAGAAAGGAGGCCAAACACATGATTGAGAAAGAAACCTTCCGCTATGAATTGGTTGACGAGGCGCACAATTCTTACAAATGCGAAAAATGCGGGCATATAGAACAGTTCGAGGCGGACGGCCCCTACGAAAACGGATGGAGTTATTGCCCGCACTGTGGGAATCTGATTTCCAACCAGGAGGGCGCGTGATGATTCCGCTGGTCACTATCTGCAAGAACCGGGCGGAGTGGCTGGAGGCCCGCAAGGACGGACTGGGAGCGTCAGATGCTTCCGCCGTTCTTGGGGCCTCCCCCTGGAAAACCAACGTACAGCTTTGGGAGGAGAAAACCGGCTTAATCGTCCCGGAGGACATCGGAGAGCTTCCCTACGTGAAATACGGGAACGATGCAGAGCCTCTCCTCCGCGCTTTTTTCGCTCTGGACCATCCGGAGTATTGCGTGTCCTTCACGCCTTACAAGATACTCCGGCACGCCGAGAAGCCCTTTATCACCTGCACGCCGGACGGAGAGCTGCTTGAAATCGGCACAGGCCGCAGCGGCGGCTTGGAAGTCAAGACCACGGAAATTCTCTCCGCCTCCGGCTGGGCGCGCTGGAAGGACCGCATCCCGGACGAGTATTACGCCCAAGTCTGCCAGCAGATGCTTGCCGCCGCGTGGGACTTCGTAGAGCTTCTGGCACAAATCAAATACACCACCGCATCCGGCGACGACCGGAAGGAGATTCGCCACTACAAAATTGAGCGGGCGGATGCCCTGGAGGACATCGCCCTGATAGAGCGGGAGGACACAGCTTTCTGGACCTGCGTTCAGCAGAACCGGAGGCCGAATCTTAAGCTCCCGCCCATCTGATAAGGAGGACACTATGGACAGCATGGAATTCGTAATGGGCAACAGCCTGGAGACCCTTCCCAAGACGATTGATTTTAACTTTGAGGACCTGAAAACAGAGCTGGGACGCAGCCTCTCATACTACAACGGCCTTGTCGTCACGGAGGATGACATCAAGAGTGCCAAGGATGACCGGGCAAAGTTGAACAAGTTGCGGGAAGCCCTGGAGAACAAGCGTAAGGAGGTCAAGAAGGAGTGCATGGCTCCCTATACCGACTTTGAGAACAAGGTCAAGGAGCTGGTGGGCCTT